ACAATTGGCTATGTAATGGACTGATTAAATTTCCATTTTCATCAACTGGAATATGTGACTTTAAAAATTCTTTCTTATATTTGGTAAGAACTCGAACTGGTTTACCTGGTTCTTTTACTTTTCCTTCGGCAATATCATACCACATTACTAAGTTGTCACTGGTATACGGTGCTGGACCATATACACTTGTCCACCACGCTGGTTCATCGAAAAATCCAAGAATTTCCCAAGGACAAATATTTGGTCTATCAGTATCTAAAATCCATCTATAAATTCCTCTCCAATATCCAGGTGTAACCTGCCCATCAGGGGCTTGGTGATTTTTATAGTTAAAAGTAAATGGATTATTTCTATCATAATTAAGATGTTTAGAAAAATCTCTGTTTACTAGTCTTGACCATTTATAAAAATTTGGAGCTAAAATAGTATTAAACTCAGATAAACTGTATAAGGTCGTTCTATTGTAACTAGGAATCACGTCATTTATATCAAAGATAGATGGGTCATAACCAACCTTAATATTGTTGTAAATACGTTTTTCTAATTCGAGCAACACCTCATCACGATAGTCACCGTATGCTAAGACTAAGCTTCCATCATGCCCTTGAATCATTGTTCTTGGTGTTACATATGTTGTATCCAAGTAAATTTTAGGGTCATAGTCTGGTAAAATACCTAATTTAGCAGGGGTTTCTGGGATATAACACCCATCTGTACTGTCATATTCATAAATTGTTATAACATCATCTAATACCAATGGTGTAAATATGTTAACAAAACCACCAGTACTAAATTCATAGTCATGCTCGCGCAACAATTGAACACCATTTCTATATACACCAACCGCCTTATTTGACAATGATGATAAATTAAAATCAGTAAGTAATGGGAATAATGTGTTACGTACATCGATTACTGTGAAATCACGTTTTACTTTTGCCCCATACGGAACCATATCACTAAAATAATAAGGTGACGACTTTTGTTTATCTTTGTTAATTTTTTGTAAAATTAAATCAACCATTTTGGCTGGGTCAGTTTCAACACCTAGTGTTTCTGCGACTGTCATGAATAATTTTTTAAACTTTACATAATCATCACGACTCTTTTCAATAGCTCGAATGATATTATTAACTTCGGTTGTAATATGATATAATGACAATCCAAATGGGCCACTATGTTGTACAAATTTGGTACCTAACGATGATACATTACCCGCATCTCGTAAATTACTGACACCTGGATATATACCGGTAAAATTTTGAATATTCTGAACAATAGACCCTACGTGATCGATTACTTCACCAAGTGTAAAATCAACTAAAACTTCGTTTAATGGGTTATTTTGCAAATTATTTGGGATTTCATAGAACCCTTTACTATTCGTCGGTTGCTGTGTGTACGCGCGTATCGTAACCACATCGGTTGGTGATAACGCATAGTTAATTCTAACAACTTTATACATATGCAAATCATAAGTCGTCCAATTAGAATCAGCAATCCATATACCATTTACAAATACTTTGATACGTAAATCAGATAACATTGTGATATCATCAAACATATCTAATACGTAATCATTATGTATTACAATACCAGACCCGGTAAGCTTACCGGCAGTACCAATGAACATAGCTCGGTTGTCAGAATACCAAATACCAGCGTCAGAAAAATCAGTATCAACATAATCATATATCGTATACAATCTATCAGTAATAATACTATCAACAGTGGTCGAAACCTCCGCATTTTTGTATATTCTAACTACACCTTGAACCATATCAACAGTATTTTTAATCCAACCATTTACATAATTGGTTGAATTATTCTCTGTTTTTACTAAAAATCCAATATCAGTATATTTGGTTTTTACAGTGGGTGAATTATATTGAAAACTATCGGTAACTAAATCAAAATTAAAAACAATATCACCAATATTGTTAATATTTTTGTACGCCAACGGGAATCCCAATACCGTATCATTCGCGCCAGACCCAACTTTATACGAAAATAATTTGGTACCTTCAAATGAACTAGCAACATAACTGGTGGTATCACCATATGAGATACCCAATTCGTCAACGATATCAAACATCGGTGGTTGATTAACATGGGTTTTTTCCTGTGTAAATACCCATTCTGAACCATTATACCATACCATTTTCCCTTTATTCTTGATACCATCTTTTATTAATGTAACTTGATTGATAACTGGAGTGGCAACCTCATTCAAATGTATCTGACGCGATGTCTTTCTATAAACAGCATTAACCGTCATATTTCCAGTATCATTACGTTGAACAACCGCTGGGGTGTTTATTTTTTCAGAAATAGTAATGGTGTTTAAATCAACAATTGATGACACAAAATATTCTTTTTCTGGGATGATATTACCAATCCCTTCGCCAGAAAATACGATACGTTGCCATAAAATCATATTTTCAGATGTTTCAACCACAACTAAATCACCATCTGAGATAGTACTCGTTGCGTAAGTGTTAATAGTACGAGTTGCGGTTTCATGCAATACATCCACAAACTCAACTTGGTAAATTTTATTATGTACTAACTTATCAGTATCCGCTGTGAATAAAATTCTATGGCCATTTGCCAATTGGATACCATCAACATTGTATCCATACGCACCTTCAATCGTGGAAAATACATCGGTTGTTGATGTATCAATCATGTTAATATCTTGGATTGCGCTAGTACCAAAATTATATAACTTTAAATTAGCATCAAACTCAATAATAGGACGAATCGCACGGGCGGATTGATCCTCAACAGAAACTTTTCCATTTCTACTTGCACTTTTTGCAATTACATCCTTATGCACCCAACGGTTATATCTAGTCCAATAGTTATGGTCATCGCTAGAACGGTTAATTACAATATAATCAGGTGTACCCGCATACGAGGTCGCATCTGCAAATGGTTTTGAGTCAAATGGTATAGAATCAAACAATATGTTTTCAGCGGTCGTATACGACCCAACCACCTCAAGTATGTCAGAAGAAATTAATTTAATAGATGACCCAACACCTTCAACATAGAATGAACCAGATGCATACTCTACTGGAGTAATATTTCCTTCAAACGTAACTTTCATTCCATTACTAAAAGCGGTTCCGTCACTTAATACATATGATTTCTTACCGATGATGGATTTTGCAACATCCATCTCTGTATTTTCAGTAATATCTAAAATATGAATAACACCACCAATATCAACATCTGTCTCACTTTGGTAATACAATATGTCAGGCGCATCCAATGGGACTGGAAAAATTAATTGTCCAGATTCAATGCCAGCATTATCAAATGTATCTGAATAATATCTTGAATATGGACCAGTAACCCGCTCAGTTTTTACACTAAATGGATTGTTTGGGCTATCAACATTTATTACATAAGTTTGGCCTCTATATAATGTCAACACTGGATTACTTGTAATTCCATCTGGTGTGAAAACATATACATTACTACCAGAATTAGCTACCAACGACACCGACATTTCCGTGACCGTATTTAACTCGTGTCCTCTAACCACAATAATATCTGGACCATCTGGTAGCCAATAATAATTTTGAAAATTGACAAATTTATCCCAATCTATATGTGGATTCCAACTATAAAACTCTTGTGTATTCAATCTTTCATGGTTTGAAACATTTGCACCAAATACTTGAAGTTGGTTGATATAATCTTGGTAATCTTTTAAAAATGTGATATTATTACTGGTATCTTTTACAACAAAGCCCGGTTCTAATTGATAATTTTGTCTTGTAACATCTGCCGCTGAAATAAAAATATCATCACTAGTCGATGCCTTGGCATTTTGTCGCCCAATATATCCATTAACTTTCTTAACGGTTCCTGGTTGTAATAATTGATCTATAGTTGATTGTAGAAACTTTTTATTACTTTCAGTTTGGTATATTTTTGGTAAAAAACCTGCACCGATGATGTTATTTGCATTTGGATTGATGCTGTCAGCCATTAGATACTCCCATATGATGAACTTGTTATAGCTTGCTGTGATGATACAGTTGTTGCGTTTGTGCTAACACCTGATTTAATGTTACTTGCGGTAATACCAGAAATGATTTGAATATCATCTACGGTTGCGCCACTAATAAATATTTCATTGTTAGCTGATTTAATTTCAAATAAACTTCCAAAAGATAGTCCAGATTTAACTGGAACTATTACAAAATTAGCAATGTTTGGTGCTAATTTATTCATAATGTATGCTGATAATTCAGAAAAGTAGAAAGTATCACCAAAATCCCAATTATCTAAAACGAAAAATTGGTTAACTGCAGTGATCACTTGTGATTTTATGTCATTATCGGATAGAACCACACCCGGTGTTTTTGTAATTTTAAATGTGGCTTGTAATTCTGGGGTGGCATTTGTCCCAAATAATATTTTATATTTTACTGGATGATATACTATCTCATCTGACATAGTTTTTATCAAACTTAATGATGGTGACATTGTGTTATAAAGTTCATCAGTACTTGGTGGCAACGGTTTTGAGGTCAATGAACCGTTTACCCACTGTCTCATCGAAATGTCGTACTGTTTGGTTAAAATATATACATCGATAATATTGCTAACCCCAGGATCAATACGTGATTCATGGTCCGCATTATGAATATATTGGAACTTTAGCAAATCTCGACCAGAATATACTAGATAATCCAACGTTGGAACTAAGTCAGCGGTTGATTTATCCAAGCGTTTTACGGTGTCTAAATTAGTGAAATAAAAATATTGCCCATCAGTAAAACTAGACATATCGTCTGGTACTGAATCCAATACGATTATAGTTGACGAACTATTAGATATATATCTGTAATCATCTTGCCCATACGTGATTGCATATTTTTCTTCAACAATATACTTACTTAATGGATTGTCACTGGGCGCAACTAAGCTGATAAACAGTTCTGGATTATCAACAACACCGTTATTATCAAAATCTGAAAAAGTTACGATAACTTTTTTAGTATCAACATATCCATCTAACCCAATATATGGTTCAGCAATCTCCCATACTAAATCATGGTTCATTGGTGTGGTTGAATCTGGTAATGTGTTAATTCCTAAAACTCTAATAGAATCCTTAACTAATGTATTAGTTCTTGAATCATATACTCTACTATTTGAGTCGAAATAAAACCTAATCTGCTTATCACTCTCAAACACATAGCGTAACTCACGACTAGTTACAGTGTAAAATTCATTATCAGTTGTAAACAATAACAACCAACTGGCATCCTTTTGTTTGTTTGTCAAATCGCCCTGATTACCTAAGCTAAATTCAGCCGAGATATTTAAATTTTGTTCAAAAATCAATGACCACGCTTGGTTGTCAGAATCATATCGCAATCCAAACGGCTTATTTGAAAAAATTAAATCAACCATTGTTGTTATAACACTAGATGGTATTATTGTTCTCCAAGATGGTATTATTTGTGTAATAATAGACTTAGACGGTACTGGAACATTCATCAATATTGGGCCATCCCCAGTTGATAACACCCCTTTCCCAAGTGCTCTACCATCATCGGTAACTTTTACTATTTCAGCCCAAATATATGATGATGCACCTGCAGCATCACCAGTACCAAGTACCAATGCATTTGAGTTATTAGTATCAAAATAATACCCTTCTGGTGCTGCAAATCTTACTAAGGCACCTTGCTTGAAATATTTCAGATCAGTACTAGCATAAGATCCAACCGCATAGATTTGGCCATCATTTGCATCACTTCCAATGTACCCAGTTGATGATGTAACATCTAATGTTACTGTATTCCATGATATATTAAGACTTTGTGATATGAATTTAACAAATCTAGAATAATAGTAATCACGAATTGATTGTTTTTTTATTAATTCATAAATTACGTTAGTAATAATTCCTTCAATATCAGTCTTATTCTGGTACGAGAACTTAGTTGTGTTTACAAATTCTTCTTTATACAATACACCATCATCAGCAAACAAGTTAGTTGAACTGTATTTTCCCGTTGGGTCAACCAAATCGAAATATCTACTAATTCCACTCGCAGCTCGATTTATTGACTTTACTTTCAACACTTGTTGGTTAACACTTAATGGACTAATGTTGTAATCCTCACCAGTTACCATTCTATTCTGTGTATAATAATTTGCGGGTGCATTTGCCTTAATCGATGCGTTGGTTTCAGTCATTTCTGAGTTGGCAACAGACGATGCTAAACTTAATGTTAAACTTAATACCTCTTGCTGATTTGTGGCTGATAGATATGGGATGGAAATTGCAATATTTCGTATATCTTTAGTGTTAATTGAATATGATAATCCGTTGCTCACACGATAATATGTTCTAAATTTACCCGATGGCTTATTACCAAATGTACCATCACTAAATCCCAAACTAACCGCATCCCCAGCTCTAGTTGTAATAGTGTAAATAGATCTAATATTTTTATTCAAACTATTATAAATGATATTGTTTCCTTCAAGACTTGGAACTGGTGTCCACAAAGTCGATTCTAACCCATTTTGGTCTAATTTGTATAACCATACGTCAGTATTGTTAATACTTTGAGAATCAATATCCACCGATTCGTTATTACTAGGTTGTTCTATTGAAAATGTACCAGTATTCAAGATACCTTGGGTAAAATTAAAAAAGAATCCTGAACCAGCACTACCGTATCCACGGCCATCATCACGATACACACACGCAATTCTATTATTCAGTTTTGGGGCTTCTTCATAGATAAACTCTTTACCAGAAAAAGTGGTACTAGTAATTTCGAACGTCATTGAACGACCGGATACATTTTTTGAGAAACTATAAACCGGAACATCGGTGTTGACAGAATTAAACCGATATTGTTCTGTTGGAATATTGTAAATAGTTGCTTTATCTGAGGGACTTCCAAATTGTTGAGTAGTTGGGAATGCCGCATTTAAAATAGAAATAAATTGGTCATACCAATTAGTGTTAGATGGATCATTCCAAGTTATCACCTGACCTGATAGATTTCTTCCTGTGCTATCTATTACACTCTGAGTGGTCTGAATTGTTGAAAATTTCAATAATCCTTTTGCTGCAATATTACGTTTAGCATTATAACTTACCATTCTGGCCAGTCGTAAGACACTATCACGGCGTTCGGCAAGCTCTAAAAAATTTTCACGAGCATTCAAGTCTACACGGAATGCAATACTCTGTCCTAAAAATGCAATTACATCAACTAACGCCAAGTATTCAGAACTTTCAATGTAATCATTAAAATCTTCTGGGTAATTTTGACGAATATAATCAATCATTGTTCGTCTTAAATTCTCAAAATCATAACTTTGAAAATCCGCATTTCTAAAAGATTGATATATTTTTTTCCAATCTTCTGCTACTAGCAATCTATTCTGTCTGTTTATTGCACTCATAATTGTTATCCTAATACTCGTATTTATTGATTAAAGTTATGTCTATAGTTTATTGCACTAACATGCCGTTGGCTTGGTCAAATTTAATTTGCATTTGTTGTGAAATGTTGTATGGTAAAAATGTTAGAACGCAATCAATTTGAATTCCGTGTTCATATGCGGAAACGGTTACCTTTTCAGGCTTCACGCGTGGGTCATGGTTAATGATTTTGTTTACATTTTGTACTATTATATTTTTCATTTGCTCAGTCATTGGTTCATACAATAAATCCCATATAACTGTACCAAAAGTTGGCTGCATCAATCGCTCACCTTGTCTTACATGAAAATGATTTAACAAATCTTGTTTAATTAAATCAAAATCATATAAATTAAAATTTTCAGACGCCGAACTAAGTGTACTAAACCCTTTATACATTTTGGATCTAATTTGATCCGTACTTTTTGATGTACTAACAACTGTTTTTGTATACAGCTTTGAATTTGAACTCATTTTATTTCTTCCCCTCTGACCCTTTTATCTTTGCAAAAGTATCAGTTTTAGTTGTTGGTTGTTTATATGGTTTTGGCGGTGTAATTTTAGGTGGCGTTTCAACCGCCCGTGTTTTAGCTGGGACAACTGTGTCCGGTGCTAAATTTTCGTGGCCGACCCATGGTTCAGCTGTTGGAACTCTAACTGGGACAAATGCCTTAGTTGCTTTTCCTGAATTTAAATGAATGTTACCACCGTCAATATTTGTATTTTTTGCCAATACTTCAAAGTTTTCAGTTGGCGTAATTTTAGTATAACCGGTTGATTTCATATTGATATTTCCACCAGCATTAAAATTAATATCTCTTGCAGCACTAATATTCAAATCATTACCGGTGTAAACACTAATACTATCGGCTGAATACACATCTATTTTTCCATTACTAGTCAATTCAACCCACGCGGTCCCACGCGCATTTCCGATATAAATTAAATCTTCGCTGTTATGCAGTAATATTTGATGTCCAGTTCTAGTTCTAATTCGTACTAGTTCATTGTGTGGGATATTTACATTTCCACCAGTTTCACCTTGTTCCACTGAAGCGTAATCTGGTCCAGCTTCTGAGGCGGGTTTTTTTCGTAAAAACTTATCATCGCCATCATCCATTACAAATGTTGCACCACCCAGTCTACTAACCGGGGCATTTACCACAGCGTGTTCTGCTTTCCCAATTGCACCGCGTTTTGACCCAGAATTTTTATCTAACGGACCAGGCGTGCTTATACCAAATACCGAACTTGGGGTCTCACGTCTTGCACTACTTGTGGTTGTACCACGGACATCATCTAAATTTAACCCTTGTTTTTCTAGTACCGTCGCAAATGGGTGTTTTGGTTTTTTATATTGGGTCGTATCACCAGCAGTTCTGTTAATTTTCTTATTGTATTCTGCAACTGGCGAGCGTTCACCTTTACCACCAACCGCAAATTGGGTTGCTGCAAGACCAGGTATCATGAAATTCATATTTTCGTCTTGTACGCATCCTATCCAATATCCACGTTTAGGGTCGCCATCTATAAAAATAACAACAACCTGGGTTCCTGGGTCTGGTGGGATCATCCACATACCATAACTTTTTTGAGTATTATTGAAATCATCAGGATCTTCGGCTGTATAAGCAACGCCAGTTACACCGTAAAATGGACTCATATATTTTACTTGGTGAACCTGTCCCTCAGATGCATTATTCCCAACTGGTCGTAATATCTCAACTTCCAATCCACCCATATACGTTGGGTCCAAATGACTCACCACTTTTGCTAAAAATGGTCCAGGCGTTGGTGTGGGTTGGGAGGTTTTTGCTTCATCTACTCTATTTGTCATATTTTCTCTTATTTGTCTGTTATGGATCTTGTTATGTTTGCTGCCATATTTCCAATATCTTTACCGGTTGTTTCAACAAACGTGGCTGCATCACCAGCAAACTCAGTAATGTCGTTAACCAAATCTGTGCCTAAAAACTCAGTGACATCATTGAAAACATCACTAACGACTTTTCCTGCAGAATCGAGAAACTCACCGATTTCGTTAGTAATATGAAAGTTCGATGTACTAAATGTTTGATTTTTATTCTCAGGCATCTTAGATTCTTGCAGAATTCTGCGAGTACCTTGTAATGTCTGTGTAAACTTACCATCTTTAAACGTTGAGGTAACACCCCAAACTCGATAAAACCCACTATACTGCATAATTGGTGTTGAATTGATTTGGCTAGAAAAATCATATACACCAGTTGATTGTTTTATATCAATCGGTGTTCTAAATTTAACCAAAATATCAAGTTCACCACTTTGATAGTTGGCGGTGCCATCTAAATTCAAATTTATATATTGAGTTGGCATTGAGGTATAATTCCCGGTACCACTTTGAGTAATATAATATGGATCACCTAATATCTCTAATGACAATTCTGTCATATCCGCCTGACTATTATTGATAGTATCGTGGAACAATCTAGCAGCACGGGTTGCTGCATTTTCTGTACCACCGCCACCCAATTTGTCAGACGGTGTTGAGGTTCCAGCGTATGAGGTTTGGGTTGGCGTTGATTCTTTATCTGGGGCATTACCTGTCAACTTTAACGTATTTGACTTGGTGGATACATCTGTACCATTTTGTGCAGCAGTTTTAATGTCCATTGAACCTTTTACACCATCCGCAGACATCATGGTTTGAAAAGTATTCTCAAATTTTATCTGGAAATTCAATACATCCGTATTTTTACCAGTATAAATGTAATTGTAATGTTTAATTACTTGAGAATATAACTTATCATATCCTGGTGGCTTTGAATTAGGTGGTAATGGGCCAGAACTCACATGTACCATGTAAGGTATTACACGATACACAAATAATCTGGGTTTTTTACCAGTTGTTTTCATATTTTTATCACTAGATACCACATATGTCATGACATCAATCTTCCACCACTGCCGATATCCTTCCGGTGTTAACCTAGCTGGGTCGAATGATTTTTCTGGGAAATCACTCATCAGCAATACTTGGTTAATAGCATTCATAATATCTGTATCTTGTCTAAATCTAAAATCACTTTTAGATACATCAATACTATTGTTTATTCTCACCCAAACTTGTTTGTCTGGGTCCCACACTTTACTCTCTTGTCCAAATGGGACATCAGCGCGGCGGTCAGTACTAAATCCAAGTTTAGCCTTACCCATATCATTACATTGCTCAATTGCTTGAACTAATGTTTCATTCTTAGCACTTCTGGAAACACCTAATTTCTGCAATACGTCTGGATTAGCGGTATCAATAGTTCGGGTGGTCGCACCTGACGAGTCCTCTGATTCAACTGGTGCGGAAATATTAGATGGATTTGTGCCTACATTTGTCGGAAAAATAATAACGATTTCGTCTGGTTCTTCAACAAGACCATCTTTTTTTAATTGTTGTAATCGTTTATTAAAAACCGCTTGTAAACTTTTTTCACCTGTCTGTAATGCTTCTTGTACAGTTGTACCACCAATAGAGGTATCATTTTTTAAATTAGCGGCTCGTGTCGTAATACCTTCGTGGCTGTATGCAACTAATTCACAGTGATATTTTCCACCTTCAGCATTTACCACCATTGATTGTGTTACAAATCTAAATGGGATATAACGCGTGGTTCCAGGAATAGCGGTCATCTGGCCAGCTTCTTTATTTCCTCTGAACTGGATTGTTAACAGAAAGCATGCTTCTCTCCAATTTGGCCATCCAGCATTTGATGCCGCCGTTTGGCAAGCAACTGCAAATAAACCCATACTATATGGTTCAGTTATATCAAATGTAAATGTCGTTACATTTGTATTAACGCCTTCTGTGTGCCCAATTACCGAATCTAATACTAAATTATCAACAAAAAAATCATACTTTCCACTACCATATGGGATATCAATCCGATTACCTGGGTTAGCATTTGCTGATTTACAGATAAGTGGGATTTGTTGGCCAGCCATAAAAGTTGTATCTGGATTATTCATCTGGTCAACTGTTAAAATACCAATGCTTAAAATATAATCATAAGTGGCATATGAATGTAATGGGTTTGGAAATGGAATTGGTATCGGTGGAATATCCACTCTCGCGGAGGCTAGCGATGAAATGGTATCAGAAATTGCATTTGCAACCGATGATAATCCGGTTGCTTCGGCAACCTCAGATAATACATGACCAGCAGATTCTACCGCCGTCGTTGCGGCATCAAAAAGTACATTCATGTTATAACCCCAACGCTAATTTCAATTTACTACCTTGTGGTAAAAATATTTTGGTACCAGATACAAAATCAAAGATTGGATCACGCAACACATCTAAGTTACGTTGGATGAACACCCACCATAATCCAGCATCCCCATATAAATCAAATGCTAACAAATCTGGGCGGTGATTATATTGTGGCTGAATTGTATATACAAAATCATCATTCGCCGCTGCAACTGGTCTAATTGATAAAATATCCAAATAATCTTGCTTTATCGTGGTTCTAAACCACGGACTACTATTACTATATCTTGCTGCCATTATACATACCCATATTGTCCATTCAGATACCCACCGGTTACAAAAGTATCTAAACTAAATTTGCGCACACTATCTCTACTGTATGCGGTTTGTAAATTAACGGTAAATGAACTTTTAGTGGGAACGTGTGTCGTACCCGCATTAGTGGTTCCACCTAATCCAAATCCGCTTAATACAGTAGCAGCTGCTTCAACCCCACCCGCTAAATCAACCACCTGGGCGGCAACCTCACCAAGTGCGGAAAATGTATTACCAACCGTTCCAGCTAATCCACCAAGTGCGCCAGCGATGTCACCAATTTCACCCATCAAACTACCGGCAACACTACAACCAATGTAATCACATTCGTTACCCAATTGAACATCAAACCCAGTAACCACTACTGGAATATTTTTAAATACATAATTACCATATCCATTCAAAAATACAATTGGTGGTGGATTACCGGCTTTTGGATCATTTCCAGAAAACATCTTTGTAAGTGAACGCAAATAATGTAACATTGCAATCCAATATTGTGCTTGTACCGCATCCTCAACATACATCGGTGCAGTGATTGTTATTTTCCCTGGGTCACTACTTTGAAATACATTAAATTGAAAATTACTATGTATTGGTGATACCGATGTGTATTTTGCCGTTTGGTTTATACTAATTGTTGGTGTATATGGGAATACTAATCCACCAGCTTTTTTTAATGGCCCTAATACCGCACTTGTTTTAAAACTAGTCCAAGATGGTAAACTCAATCTTACTCGCCAATCATCACTTGAATCATCGGTAAACGACGCAATAGCACCAACCAAGTCACCAACCGCTTCAGCACCTGCTGGAATTACACTACCACGCAAAATTGACATAATATTATCAGATGATGCATTTGATAATGCATCAGCAATGTTAACCATTGTATTAACACCATTATCAACTGCATTAATAGTATTACCAACAGCAGAAATCGTATTTGTTATTGACATTTTTTGTTCCTTTTTATACTATTTAGTTGACAAAATTAAGTATATATATTATAATAGAGTTATCTTTAAGGAAAAAGAATGACAACCAATGCACCTAGAAACTACCTAAACAACAAGGATATTTTATTAGAAATTCATCGATCAAAATCATCTTATTGCAGTTTTACGGACCCATCATATCATCAATATGATATTATTTTACCCGGATTAGATAAGATAAATGTTAGAACAATAGCTCAAGCAAAAAGGAATCAAGCAAAACGATTAGGTGATATTAATTACGCAGCAAAAAAACTAGCTGGTGAGAAAGTAAAACAATCCGAATGTGAGATTGATTATAAGAAGATCGATAAACAAAATTTAATTTTTAGGGTTATGTCATACGACCATATCCCGGCAAATACAGTACGTAAAAAAAATCCCAAATCAGAAGCTGATAAGCATGATAAAGTGAATTTCCCACCATTTCAACATTGGAAATTTACTGAAAATAACGAATTGGTCTGTGTTGGAAAAAGCCACTGGAAAGGTGACTTATCAACCGGGCAATTTGATAAAAACGCTGGAAATATTACTGATAACTTAGCAAGAATGATGCTAAAACTCTGTGAACGATATGCCACAAGAGGAAATGTCAGAGGATACACATACAACGACGAGATGCGCGGACAAGCAATTCTCCAACTCACACAAATTGGACTTCAGTTTGATGAATCAAAATCTGATAATCCATTCGCCTACTTTACCTCCACCGTGATTAACTCGTTTTGTCGAGTTATCAACATCGAAAAACGTAATCAAAACATCCGCGACGATATTTTAGAAATGAATGGTCTTAATCCATCCTATACCAGAACCAACGCTGGTGACTATGAAAATGCCGAACGCCGCCAAGACGATTACAATTAATACTTGACACACCCCACTTTATATCGTATAATACAATCCTTAATAAAAGGATTTATTAAATGCACAATTTATTTAAAAAAGCTGCTGTCTTCACAGACATACATTTTGGACTCAAAAACAACAGCAGCATCCACAATCAAGATTGCGAAGACTTCATCGATTGGTACATTGATACCGCTAAAGCCGCCGGATGTGATACTGGGATTTTCTGCGGTGATTGGCATCATCATAGAAACTCACTAAACATCACAACAATGGACGCCAGTATCCGGTCATTAGAAAAACTCGGTGCGGCATTTGACCAATTCTTCTTTTTTCCCGGAAATCACGACCTTTATTACAAAGATAAACGAGATATCCATTCAACTGAATTTGGAAAATACATTCCAGGAATTACTATCGTCGAAAAACCAACCACAATAGGAAATGTTACGCTTTGCCCTTGGTTAGTTGGCGATGAATGGAAATCGATTAGTAAACGCGGTGGAAAATATATCTTTGGACACTTTGAATTACCACATTTTTTTATGAATGCAATGGTACAGATGCCAGATCATGGTTCTATAACATTAGAAGCATTTGAAAATTATGAATTGGGATTTAGTGGCCATTTTCATAAAAGACAACGTAGAAATAATATGATTTACCTAGGCAATGCATTCCCGCACAACTACGCAGACGCGTGGGATGATGAACGTGGAATGATGATGTTAGAATGGGGCGGTGAGCCAACGTTCCATACGTGGGATAAACAACCAACATTTCGTACAGTAAAACTGAGCCAGTTGATTGATGATGCTGACAAAATTCTTAAACCAAATCAACATCTTAGAGTAACCCTTGATATTGATATCAGTTTTGAAGAAGCTGGTTTCATTAAAGAAAATTATATTAGTCAATATAACCTTCGTGAAATAACACTTATTTCAGAGAAAAAAGCATCAGAAATTATTGCTGAAATTGATACATCAGCATTTGAAAGTATAGACGTAATAGTAGCAAACCAAATCGTAAGTATCGAATCCGAATCTTATAACAAATCAACCCTTCTATCAATTTATAACGGATTATGAAAATAACATTTAAGGAACTAACAGTAAAAAACTTTATGTCAGTTGGTAATCAAACCCAAGCTGTCGATTTCAACAAAGAACATCTAACATTGGTTTTAGGTACTAACCTAGACCAAGGTGGTGATGACAGCGGCAATCGAAATGGTACTGGCAAAACAACCATAGTCAATGCTCTTAGTTTCGCATTATTTGGGGTGGCACTCACCAACATAAAGAAAGACAATCTTATAAACAAAATTAATAATAAAAATATGTTGGTCACGTTGTCATTTTCAATAGATAACACGGAATATAAAATTGAACGTGGCCGAAAACCCGCTATCTTTAATTTTATTAATATCACAAATCCAGACAAAGTTAACGAAAGTGATAGCCAAGGTGAATCCAGGGATACTCAAGCTGACATTACCACATTGCTTGGGTTTAGTCACGAGATGTTCAAACACATTTTGGCACTAAACACATATACCGAACCATTCTTAGCAATGAAAGCTGGGGATCAACGAGTTGTAATTGAACAATTATTGGGTATCACTTTATTAAGTGAAAAAGCCGAGGCATTAAGTAAACAACTTAAACAAACTAAAGACGCACTAGTTCAAGAAAATGCCAATATTGAAGCAACAAGAAAGGCAAATGACAAAATTCAACAAAGTATTGATACACTAGTAATGCGGCAAAAACTTTGGTTGTCGCAAAAAAATGACAATATGGTTAAAATTGCAAACTCTATCGTTGAATTACAAAATGTCAATATTGAAACTGAATTAGCTAACCATGGTTTATTAAAAGAATACTTGGATTGCCGTGCTAAAGTAACAAGCCTTAATAAAGAAAAGGCAACATTGGAATCCGCAATATCCCAAGCGGTAAAAACTCGTGACAAATATATTAAAGAACTTGAATCATTAAGTAATAAAAAATGTCATGCGTGTGATCAAGAACTTCATGACCACAAACATGAACAATTGCTCAAAGATGCTAGTACCCATTTAGCCGAATCACAAAAATACTTTGATAACGTATCGGTGGATTACAATAAAATTTGTGATGAATTAGAAAGTATTGGAACAAATCAAGTAAGACCCGACACTTATTATGATACGTTAGAGGAAGCATTAACGCACCAGAATTCATTACAAAACCTGGAATTCCAATTGACATCAAAAGCTGATGAAAATGACCCATATGCGGAACAAATTACAGAATTACAAAGTACCGCTATTCAAGAAATAGATTGGTCCGTGATTAATGAATTAACCTCATATAAAGAACACCAAGAATTTTTATTAAAATTACTAACAAATAAAGATAGTTTTATTAGAAAAACAATTATTAACCAAAATCTATCGTATTTGAATAGCAGATTATCCCATTATTTGTACAAAATGGGTTTACCACATACAGTCGTATTCCAAAATGATTTATCAGTTGAAATTACGCAATTGGGGCAAGATTTGGACTTTGATAATCTTTCGCGTGGTGAACGTAATAGACTAATTCTAGGATTGTCGTGGGCATTCCGTGATGTATGGGAAAGTTTATACAACACCACTAATCTATTGTTTATCGACGAATTGATTGATAACGGGTTGGATGCAAGTGGCGTTGAAAATGCATTATCGATTCTTAAACAAATCGCCAGAGAACGTAAGAAAAACGTATTCCTAATCAGTCATAAAGAAGAACTTGTTGGTCGTGTTAATAATGTTCTTAGGGTGGTGAAAGAAAATGGATTTACTGAATACGCGGTTGATTTAGAAATATCTGAATAAATTTTAAAATAGGGCTTGACAAGCCCTATTTTTTTATGTATAATACGCAACATGGCTAAAAGAGTAATCCCAGAACAAGCATATGCACCAAGAGTATATTCTTGGCAGTTATCACAAATCCCATCTGACCATACAACGCATGATGAACTAATTTACGCATTCCAACAGTATTATAAAGCTAATTTACATTGGATGCAAGCCGGAACTAAACAATCAGCACAAGATGCTAGATTCTGGCTTAATGAAATTTCTCATCTAACTCTAAAAAGAAGAAAGTTCATTTTAGAATGGAAAAAGAAAATTAGTGATAAAACAAACAAAGAGCGAAACTTTAAATCAACGACTAAGAAACAACGTAAATTAGAACGAATTCAAGCATTAAATAAAAATTCAGATAATTAGCAATAACACCCCACCATTTTATCTTCCAGGATAAATAATAGATAATACATATATTATTTATATAGGAGGATAAAATGGATTATGGGCACTGGGGATTTAACATAGAATTTGAACCAAATGACTGGTTTGGTTTTATATACAAAATTACTGAAATTAATACTGGGCGGGAATATATTGGAAAAAAACAATTTTTTAATACTACCAGAAAAATCATAAAAGGTAAAAAGAATAGAAAAAAAGTAATTTCCGAATCAAATTGGAAAACATATACTGGTTCATCAGAGCATCTAAATCTTGCCATTACTAACAATGGCAAAGATAATTACAAATTTGATATACTGTCATTACATAGTTCAAAAGGTTCTCTGCATTATGCAGAGGTGGAATATCAAATAACACATAATGTATTACGTGAACTCTTAGATGATGGTATAACAAAAAAATATTACAATAGAGCAGTAGCGGGTGTGAAATTTATACCACCATCACAAACTGCTGATGAACTTAGAATTAGTATTAGTAAAATTGTTACAGGCGATGCCACGGTGATTAAAAAAATGACTCGTGAAGATTATGAAGAATGGTTAGATACGTATCATCGGGGCGACAATAATCCAATGTATGGTAAAGAACCATTTAACAAAAATAAATCATACGAGGAATTATATGGGATTGAACGAGCTACTAAAATAAAAAAAATGTTGAGCGAATATACAAAACAACAACATTTATCTGGAAAAACAAAAAAAGTTCAACACACCACTGAAACAAAAGAAAAATTAAGAAAGATAAACACTGGAAAACATACTGGTGAAAACAATAATATGTATGGCAAACCATGTTATTACAAAATGGATGAAACACAAAAACAAATTTGGAAAGATAATATAAGCAAAGCAACTAAGGGCAAAACATTATCATCCGACCATGTTGCAGCAATGAAAAAAAACTGGGATGAAAACCCAGACAGAAAAGCTAAATGTTCAAAAATACGTTCCGAACTGAATAAATCACTTAGTGATGCACACAAAAATGCAACTAGGCAATCAAATATCAAACGGGGGTATGACAAAACAAAGAAAACTATTTCAAATGATTTACCACTGTATACATCTATCATCCAAGATATAAACAATAACTTGACACTTAAAGAAATTTCATTAAAAACACAATTATCATACCAAGCGGTATGGAGAATTTCTAAAAATATTGAGTATTATACAGCAATAATAAAAGATATAACAGATGGGTTGGAATAACCCATCATTTTAGGCAAAAAATAATTTCATTTTTAGGCATCCGTAATTTTAGTTTTAATAACTACTATTATAATTCAGGCACATCTTAGGCATTTCTTCAGGCAATCACAGGCACTACACTGTTGATTAACCCAGCTCAGGGATCGTATTGAGCGGTAAAAATTCCACACTTGAATGAGAATGACACCTACGTGACAACAGCGCGGCACTTAGCAACTACCCGAAAGGATGATGATTGGACATGCCTTCCCATATAACCAATTTTGCTATTTTAACAGGAATAATAAAGGCTAAAGAGGGTTAATTACCCACGTATTACGAAGATGATTAGTGTATTTTCGTAATGCCACCGTCAGACATAAGAAACAAAAACGCACTTCGAGGTACCGGCTGACCGCCTCTGTAACAGTGTAACACTAATCCGATGATTGAAGTCAACTCAGATGAAACATCGATTTTTGAAAGTATTTTCAAAAATTTTTTTTGCTCCCGTAAGGGGGCAAAAATGTCCTCCAATCTCGTAATCTAGATGAACTTGCAATCAAAAGCGATTATTAAACTATAATGGTTCTATAATTAATTAAAAAAGATTGTGAGGAACGTAAGTGACGAACTGGGGAACATCGTTCCCCTTTTTCATTTTTAAATATTATTAGTTGTCATGTCCTATAAATAATGTTACATTCATAGGACATACAGATGACACTTGAGGCATATTATTTAAAAAGAAAAGATAGCGATTATAATAAAGGCATTAGATTAAGACATTCAGAGAGATCAATTAGTTCATTTGATAAAAATCATATCGAATATGATTTTGAAAATACTATCATGAATTTCGGTAAATTCAAAGGCACAAAATATAAAAATATTCCTAGTAATTATTTGGAGTGGTTTAGTTCTAACTCATCTAATATGAATATTGTATGCGGGTTTAAAGAAGAACTAAAAAGACGTTCTAAAATTAAATCATAAATATATTAAAACGAGATTTAAATCATGAAAATTAACGAATTAATATCTGATGATGAATTATTAGATGAAAGTATATTGTCAACCATGTTCGGTGGTATTGCCAAATCTGCCGCTCGTGGAGCTAGACGTGCCAATATTGCTTTAAGAAGAATGACTAGAACTAGACCTCCAACAGCTGCTGAAAGACAGTTCAAACGAGATTTAGCTGAGTTAAAAAAATTATTTAAAAATATTACACCTGCGGTTTCCGCTCTGATATCAGGTTTGAAATTATATGGATTAGCTACACCATTTATGGATTACTATAATAATATGGCTAATGCTAAAGAGGCATTACAGATGGGGCAAATGACCCAAGCTGACTATGAACAAACTGATAGAGAGCAAACTGGTGAACTTATTACAACGGTTGCTGCTGGTATTGTTGGTAGCGGTATCATAAGAACTGCATCCATTTTAACACAAGTTGTAAGATTAGTTCCGAAAATAGGTTCACCCATTGGCGATCTTATTTTATCAGCCACCCCAGCTGTACAAGCCGCTTATTTAAATATCTTGGCATCAAAAGAAGGTCAATTAACATTGGCAAAATTCCTAACAGTTCCAGTAATAGAAGGAACTGGTGGTGCGGCTAATTGGGCATTAAAACAAATGACATCATTATATGAACTTGCAAAAGAAACAGCTGAAAAAGCTGGAACTGCATTAGATAATCATATGAATGGTAAAACCGATGCCGCCCCAACGACCCCAGCTGTGGAACCACCTAATTTAAAAGATTTTAAGAAGTCATCAACCGCCCCAGCGACTCAAGCCACTGGTGCAGCTGCTGGTAGTACCACACCATCTGGTAAAGAAGGTGAGTACGTTAGTGATATGTTCTATAGAGACCCAGAAACAGGTCAATTAAAAATGAGAATTTAGAGCAGTGGCATCTTTGCCGCTTTAGTATTATCGATATTTTCTTTTATTACTTCATACATTGCTGCTCGATCGTCAACACTAAAACGATCGAGCAGATCCGCATAAGAAACACCACCTCTCATAAACCAACAAATTTTAGCTAATTCTAGCTTAAATTGTTTTACCTCGTCGTCTAGCCTAACTAGATATTCAGCTATACCCTCTGTGGATAATCTAATCAGGCGTTCCCGAAAAAATTTGACTGATCCAATTCTATCAAAAGTTCAGAATCTTTGTTACAATCAAAACATTTTACTTTTACAGTTGGTACTTTCCATAGTTCTTTATTTTTATTAAAGATAACTTTAATAGCATCGATTATAGATTTATCACTATTTTGAATCCATTCTAAAATAAATTCTTTCTCAGTTACCATAGCGGTACCAATATCAATTGATTCAATGCATGCTGTATAAATTTCGTTTTGAATAATACTCAATTCTTTATAAACATTGTTAATTATTTCTTTCTTTCTATCTTCATCCGTAAGATTTTCAATACTTCTCAATCTTTGCTGAATTTTAAAATTCCGTTGAGAAAAATCATTATTTTCTCTATAAGTTAATGGCTGTAATTTTATAGTGAAATCTTTCATAACAATCTTATTTTCATATTTGCAGCTTGCATAGTGATCAACGATTATACTTAAATCTGCATCGTAATCATTTAATTCACCGCAATGTGGGCATTGGTGTACCAACGCTAATTTATTACCATTTGTTGCTATTCTAATCGCTGTTAATAATAGTTCTGAATCTAATGAAGAAATTTCCCACCCATCTTTTATAGCTGGGCAACAACTTTCAAATAATTTTACAGTTGCCTCCCCAGAATATAACGCATCCGGAGTTTTCATTAATATTTCATCAGCCCCAGTCATACTAAAAATTGGAACATTAGTTGGATCACCTTGAAATGAACCTAACTTGTTGTAAATTCCTTTACTTGGTAAAGAAACATAGATTTTTGGTTGTCTAAAAAACGATTGCAATGGGTTTTGCGACATGAATTACTCCTAATATAAATATAAGAGTATTTATATACGTACATTTTTGAGGTTTTAAGATATGGCAGAATCAGTAGAAGACATCCTTCGTGACATAAGAAGTTCATTACGCGGGGGCGGTGGTGGAGGTATTGTTAGCTCTGGGGGCGGCGGTGGAGGCGGTGGCAGTGGTGGTTTAGGTACTATTGGTGCTATTGCTAATACTGCTGCAACTGGATTGAACGCTTTATATAATAGTTCATTGAAAACAAAAGACGTTTTAGATGTCGTTACAACTGCGTTTAATGCATTACCATTAAAAATTCCAGTTTTATCTAATTTGGTTGGTTCATCCGCCGAAATGTTGGGTAAAACCTTAATTAATACTAATGATAGTCTTAATGAAGTTGGGAAATATGGTGTTAATTTAAGAAATAACGTCACTGATTACGCTGATAAACTAGCATCGGCAGGTATGACCCAACAGCAATATACCGAAATGATGCGTCGTAGTTCAACGGAATTGAATGGTATTGGTTCAACCATGAACAAATCTCAATCTAATTTATTGGCGTTTGAGAAAGGATTGCGTGAAACAGAATTTGTCAACTTAATGCGCCAAGCTGGGGTGAGTGCAGCTGAGGTCGCTGAGATTGGTGAAGCCTCAATGGTCCATAAACGCGGGATTGATTTAGCTGATGAAACGGCAAAAAGACGTGCTATCACCTCCGCGATTGAATTAGCCGGTGCGATGGAAGAAAATACTAGAATTACTGGTATCAGTCGCCAACAACAACTAGATGATCTAAAAGCCGCTAAAAAAGATGCTAAAGTTAGTGTAACAAATCGTAAATTAGGTCCAGGTGGTACTGAACGGTATGATGCTATGCGAACAGCATTTGCAACGCTTGGTCCTGGTGTTCAAAAATTCGCTGACGAGGTTTGGACTGGCGGTATCAAAACCAAAGAAGGTGCAACGATGTTTTCTGCACTTAAAGATGCTGGTCCTGTATTAGAAAAAGCTATTAAATTACAGCAAGAATCCGCAAAAAATTCAACTGATCTTAATTTAAAACGTCAAGCTGATGAAGCAATGGAAGCCGCAAAACTTGCTGTTGTTAGACGTCAAAATGAAGAAGATTTTATAGATAGTGTCCAATATGTTAAAGGTGGATATGGTGAAGCTGTATCTAGTATAGAAACTGGTAGTCAATTATTAGGGCCAATGATGGCTGGTCAAGCTGAAGCAAAAACCGCCGGAAAAGATGCTAGTCTAGCCGCTGTTGCAGCTGACCAGAAAAAATCTGTTAGAAGTGATATTGCTGGCTTAGATGAAAAAACTGGCGCACCATTAAAAGATGTTGGAACTAAAATTGGTCAAACATTGAACAATGTGGATAGAACATTAGGTGATGCATCTGCTGGGCTGGCCAAAAGTGTAAATTCTGCGGTATCATCGTTACACACATTTGGTGAGGAATTAACTAAATTTAATAATACCATTCTAAAACCAAGAACCGCCGAACAAGCACAAGAAATACCAAAAGATATAATAAAATCTATAACACCAACGACCACATCGACTAAAACTCCAGAAGAATTAGTGCGTGGCGTACCAAAACCAACTGAACAAAAAGTCGAACCAAAAAATAGTTTTGCAGACGGAACCCCTGGTATTAGAGATTTCTTAAAAGGTGGCGGTTCATTTGATAATTTATTTCAAAAGTTTAATTCTGGTGGTGAATTAGCACTGTTACACGGTGACGAAATGGTTGCTAATAAGTCGCAAATGAATGAATTTAGATCGCAACTCACTAACCACATTGGTTCAATAATCAACGGTATTGGTGCGGATAAAAATCCATACGAAGAAATATCAAATGAAATATTGAAAGTTACCGAGGAGTTACCTGTATCTAAAACTGAGGAAAAACTCCCAGATTTATCAGGTATTGCTACCAATTTGCAAAATTCAATGGCGCCGTTAGATCCAACCATTATAGCCTCACAATTTGAAGATATTACTAAAGAAATAACACCACCTAATTATGATGAAACATTCAAAAATATAGATAATAACTTTAACAATGTGTTTGAAAAATTTGAAATTCCTGATTTTGATGATATGTTTTCTAATATAGAGGACACTTTTTCAGATATGTCTGATGATTTTGAATTACCTGATGTTGGTGAGATGTTTTCTGGTATCGGTGATAGTTTTTCAAACATGGCGGATGAATTTGAACCACCCGATATTACTGGTATTTTTAATGATATTGGTAATACCTTTTCTGATTTGCAAAAGAAAATTATGCCTGATGAAAAGGAAACAAAAACCGCATCCGCTGATGTTTTAAAAGATATCAAACCAAAGCCAATGGCAAATCTTGAAACACCAAAAACGGGGTTATTCAAAGGTATTTTTGATATGTTTAATAAAGACTTTACTAAGCCAAATGCTGATACATCATCAAATAATCCTTTGCAGAATTTTGGTCAAATTAAGTCATATAACGACTTACAAAAGTTAAATACATCTAAAGTAATAAAAGAACCTGAGAAACCCGCTGCACCACCACCAGCACCTACAACACCACCGGCACCCACAACACCACCCGTGCCATTACCAGTTGCATCTAGTGAACGTGCGGTAACATTAAAAGATTTATTAGATGAGTTAGCAGGTATACATGCGGTAATGAGTAAAATTGCAACATCAAATGCTGAAATATCAAATGATACCAAACGTCAGGTCAAAGCTACAAAAGGATTATCTGGAAACAGAATCGCATAAGGAATTTAAAATATGTCATGGAAGAAATATTTCACCCCAGTCCCAGTAACAAACGACCTAAGTCCTATCAATGGGGCTAGTGGTACGTCAAAGGCTGGCCCAGCTAGAAAGAATTATTCTAGTTACTTACCAGATGTCTATTCTGGTAGTCCAAATCGTGTTGAACGATACCAACAATATGAGGTAATGGATAGCGACCCAGAGGTTAATGCTGCGTTAGATATCTTAGCTGAATTTTGTACACAAAAATTAAAAGATGGTAAAAGTCCATTTGCTGTTAAATGGCGTAGTCAAGCCACAAATTCAGAAGTTAGAATTTTAAGTGAATACTTACAACAATGGAATAAGTTACAACAATTTGATACCAGAATTTTTAGAATTGTTAGGAATGTATACAAATACGGCGATGCTTTCTTTATTCGTGACCCAGAAACTCAGAAATGGTGTTGGGTTGACAATAGTAAAGTTGTTAAGATTATCGTAAATGAAAGCGATGGAAAGAAACCATTACAGTATATCATTAAAGATTTAGCACCTAATTTTGAAAAACTTGTTGTTACACAAATCACACCAAATATTAATGCTCGCCAAGTCGGTGGTGGGATTGGCTCTGGTGCTGGTTACATGGGTGCGCAAGGTTCTAATGGTAATTCTGGTGGCGTTTCTAGTGCAAGTTCTGGCTCAAGATTTGGGCTAACTGAAACTGAATATGCAATTGATGCTGAACACATTGTGCATATATCTTTATCCGAAGGATTAGATAATAATTACCCATTGGGTAATAGTTTACTAGAAAATATCTATAAAGTCTATAAGCAAAAAGAATTATTAGAAGATGCTATCTTAATTTATCGTATTCAACGTGCGCCAGAACGCCGTATTTTCCATATTGACACCGGTAACATGCCATCACATATGGCTATGGCATTCGTTGAGCGTGTAAAAAACGAAATTCACCAACGCAGAATACCTAGTCAAACTGGTGGTGGGCAAAATGTAATTGATAGTGCATATAACCCTTTGAGTATTAATGAGGATTACTTTTTCCCTATGACCGCTGATGGTCGTGGTAGTAAAGTTGATACTTTGCCTGGCGGTACTAATTTAGGTGAAATTGATGATTTGAAATATTTCACCAATAAATTATTCCGTGGTTTACGTATCCCAAGTAGTTACTTACCAACTGGTGCTGATGATAGTCAAGCTAGTTTCAATGATGGCCGTGTCGGAACTGCATACATTCAAGAACTAAGATTTAATAAATACTGTGAGAGATTACAATGGTTGATGACCGAGGTTTTTGATACTGAGTTCAAAATGTATATGAATACTCGTGGTGTTAATATTGATTCAAATTTATTTGAATTAAATTTCAATCCACCAACAAACTTTGCAAGTACTAGACAAAGTGCATTGGATACTGAACGAATCAACACATTTAATACAATTCAACAAATACCATTTATTAGTAATAGATTTGCATTAAAAAGATTCCTTGGTCTTACAGAGGAAGAATTGGCTGATAATGAAAAATTATGGGCTGAAGAAAATGGAAAAGGTCAACCAACAACCACTGATGCGGCTGGTGAATTGCGTAGTGCTGGATTATCGGCGGCTGGTATTGAGGGTGATTTAGGAATGGCTGGTGACTTAACTGCACCAGATGATATGGAAGGAGATTTACAGTCGCTAGGGGATACTGGACAGGTTCCGCCTGTTGCATCTGCACCCGCAACCCCACCGACAGTATAAATACATTATGATTTTAAGAGAATTATTTTACATTGACCCGGATACAAGAGAACAGGCTAATGACTTACGTTATAGCCCATCACGTGATACCGAAACTATGCATCGGTCAGATACAAGAAAGACACGGTTAACATTAGGCCAATTAAACGAACTACGTAAAAATAGTGAAGCACACATTTTAGACCAAGAACGTGAGTTGGCATTTATTCATACTATGTATGCAGCACCGCCACCACCAGCAGCTTAAATATTACATAAATGATAAATATAAAATTGGCGTTTTTATAGCTATTATAGCACCTTTTTTTTAAATAAATGTAAATATATTACAGCCTTGACATTTTTATATCACAGGAGACTAACATGACTGATAGAGCAAAATTTGAAGCAATGCTTGAAGCTTTGATCAACGAAGATCAAGAAACAGCAAAAGACATTTTCCACAACATCGTTGTTGGAAAATCACGTGAAATTTACGAAGAATTATTAGAATCTGATTTCCCACCCGCTGAGGAAGAGGAAGAAGAAGAATCAGAACCCGCCGATGACGCAGAAGATGATGATGCATTCGGCGGTGAAGATGATGAAACAGACGACGCAGAAGATGATGATGCATTCGGTGGTGAAGATGATGACGACGATATGGGTGGCGAAGGCGACTTAGAAGATCGTGTTATGGACCTTGAAGATGCATTAGAAGAATTAAAAGCTGAATTCGATGAACTTTTAGCTGGTGAAGAAAGTGAACCAGAACACGACGATATGTTCGGCGGTGAAGAAGGCGAAGAAGGCGAAGAAGGTGATGAATTTGGTGGTATGGATGATATGGGTGGCGAAGATGATTTCGGCGCTGATATGGCTGATGATGATTCAGAAGTTAAAGAAATTCACCACTATATCCACAATGATGACCAAGAAATGGACGAAGGCGATCAAGAATTCAACCAATTCATGGAATACATCAATAAAGTTGCATTACCAAAACATGGTGACAACGGCGTGAATAACAAAAGTGTTATCGACAACATGCCTAACAACATGGGTGGTAAAGTAATTGGTCGTTCATCTGAAGTAACAACTGGTGGAACACAAGGTGGCTTATTGGCCCCTAAAACATCACCACAAACAGGTGGAAATGTAAACGTTCCTGGTGCTAAATCAGCAACAAAATTGCATTCAGTTAAAAAAGGCCATGGCACAGAACGTAAAGGTTCAGGCGAAGGTAGTTTAGCTGGTGCTGGAACAGGCAAACCACAAAAAGCTAATACAACCCACAAAAGCTTAATTGGCGGGAAAAAATAATATATGTTATATCTCCGAGAAAACCTCAGTTTCAGTGAAGCAGAAATGATACTGGAATCTGATGACAGAGAAGGCAAAGAGTTGCACATGACGGGTATCTGCATTCAAGGTGGAATCCGTAATGCCAACCAACGTGTTTATCCTGTAAGTGAGATTAGCAAGGCTGTTAAGACCCTTAACGATCAGATTCAAAATGGTTATTCAGTTCTTGGAGAAGTGGATCACCCAGATGATCTTAAAATTAACCTAGACCGTGTATCACATATGATAACTAAAATGTGGATGGACGGACCAAATGGATATGGGAAGTTGAAAATACTTCCCACACCAATGGGGCAACTAATTAAAACAATGCTGGAAAGCGGCGTTAAATTAGGTGTGTCGTCGAGGGGTTCTGGAAATGTCAGCAACGATGGTTCAAATGAAGTTTCAGATTTTGAAATCATCACGGTAGATATGGTAGCACAACCATCTGCACCTGGTGCTTATCCTACACCAATTTACGAACATTTATTGAATACCAGAAATGGTTATAAATCAATGTTGTTAGCTAAAGAGGTTCAGGGTGACCCGCAGGCGCAAAAATATCTCAAAGAAAGCTTATTAGGAATAATAAGCAATCTATCATAAGGAGAAACACAATGTTGGATGCATTAAATAAATTATTTGAAAACAATGTGATTTCTGGCGAGATAAAAGAGTCCATTGAACAAGCTTGGGACCGTAAGCTCACTGAGCACCGCGAACAAGTTTCTCAACAACTACGTGAAGAATTCGCACAAAAATACGAACACGATAAATCAGTAATGGTTGAAGCCGTTGATCGTATGATCACTGATCAATTAACACAAGAGATTGGTGAATTTGCGGAAGATCGCAGACAATTAGCGGAAATGAAAGTTAAATACGCTAAAAAAATTACCGAAAGTGCTAATGTTATGAAATCATTTGTCACACGTCAACTTGCATCTGAAGTTAAAGAATTGCACGAAGACCAAAAACAAATGGTAAATAAATTTGGTACTTTGGAAAATTTCGTAGTTGAAGCTCTTGCTCAAGAAATTACAGAATTTTACAAAGATAAACAAGACCTTGTTGAAACAAAAGTTAAATTGATTAGAGAAGGTCGTAAAGAAATCACGAAAGTAAAAGAACAATTCGTTAAGCGTGCTGCGGTGATGGTTGAAAGTGTTGTTAACAAAGGTCTTCGTACTGAAATTACATCACTTAAAGAAGACATCGAAGCGGCTCGTCGTCAAGAGTTCGGACGTAAATTATTCGAAGCATTTGCCGCTGAATATCAAACGAGTTACTTGAATGAAAAATCGGAAACTGCAAAATTACTCAAGGTCATAGACATGAAAGATATGGCAATGCAAGAAGCTGCATCAGCAGTTGTCGCTGCCGAAAAAATCTTAGAAAGTAAAGATGCTACAATCCGTGCGCTGAAAGAATCGCAACAAAGAAAAGAAATCATGGGCGAATTACTGGCACCATTGAGTGCAGATCAACGTTCAATCATGGGCGAATTAATGGAAAGTGTAAAAACTTCCAAATTAAACGAAAGTTTCGAAAAGTATCTACCAGCTGTTATTGCTGGCAACGCTCCTAAAAAGAGACAGGCACTAGTAGAGGCTAAGGAAATCACCGGAAATAAAATTTCCAACAATAATCGTAGCAGCGAAGCGGAATCAAATATCGTAGATATCCGTAGACTCGCTGGGCTTTAAATTTAAGGAGAAATTAAATGTCAGAACTACTTAATGGCCGTTGGGCGGAAACAAAAGAAGCCCTTTTAGAAGGTCTACAGGGTACAAAAAAATCAGTAATGGGTGTAACATTAGAAAATACACGTAAATATTTGGTAGAGTCACCGACAGCTGGTGCAACTTCTGCTGGTAACGTTGCAACATTAAACCGTGTAATTTTACCTGTAATCCGTCGTGTAATGCCTACAGTTATCGCTAATGAATTAGTTGGTGTACAACCATTAACAGGTCCAGTTGGCCAAATTCATACATTACGTGTTCGTTATTCAGACACATCATCTGCTGCAGGTGTTGTTGCTGGTGAGGAAGCATTAAGCCCATTCAAAATTGCGGAAGCATATTCTGGTAACACTTCAACTGGTAAAGCAGCATCAACAGCTACTTTAGAGGGCCAAGCTGGAAACAGAATGAGCATCCAAATCTTGAAACAAACTGTTGAAGCGAAAACTCGTAAATTGAGTGCTCGTTGGACATTTGAAGCTGCTCAAGATGCTCAAGCTCAACAAGGTATTGACGTTGAAGCAGAAATTATGGCTGCTTTAGCACAAGAAATTACAGCTGAGATCGACCAAGAAATTTTGGCGTCTTTGGCTTCATTGGCTGGTGCTGCTACACAAACATATGACCAAGCAAACGTTTCTGGTACAGCTACATTCGTAGGTGACGAACACGCTGCATTGGCTATCCAAATCAACCGTGTAAGCAACTTGATTGCTCAACGTACACGTCGTGGTGCTGGTAACTGGGCTGTTGTATCTCCATTTGCATTAACAATTTTGCAATCAGCTACAACTTCAGCTTTTGCTCGTACAACAGAAGGTACATTTGAAGCTCCAACAAACACAAAATTCGTTGGTACATTAAACAACGCATTAAAAGTTTATGTTAACAGCTATGCAAACGATACAACAGACATTTTGATCGGCTACAAAGGTGGTTCAGAATCAGATGCTGCTGCATTCTATTGTCCATACATCCCATTGATGTCATCTGGTGTGGTTCTTGACCCATCAACATTCGAACCAACCGTTTCTTTCATGACACGTTATGGTTATGTTGAATTGTCAAACACAGCATCATCTTTGGGTAACGCTGCTGACTACTTAGGTAAAGTTGCTATTACTAGCGCAAACGTTAAATTTAGCTAATCTATTACCTTATATAATAGTTGAGAAAGGGAACTTCGGTTCCCTTTTTTATTGCCTATAATTATACACCTCAAATATAAAATAGTCAATAGGTATAAATACAGTATCTAGTTTGTTATGTGGTATCCCACCACGTAGACCTAGAACGTCAAAGGAGAAAACAATGGGAAGACCATTAAATAAAAAATATTTCGGTAACCGTAATATCGGTTCAACAAGCACTGCTGCTGACGATGGAATTGTCGGTAAAGGCGTAGCAAGCGTAACATTAGCTGTTAATAACTCAACAGGTTTCACTAACGGTTCAACAACACAAGCAACATTCAGCGCACCATCAACACCAAATGGTGTTACCGCAACTGGTACTATCGTAACCTATGCGGCTGGTGCATTAACAGACAAAACCACATATGGTACTATCGCTGGTACAGGTTTAACAGCTGCGGCGACTTATGGTACAACATCAGCACCATTGGCATCAACCGCAACTTCTGGTACTGGAACTGGTGCAACATTTATCGTAACTAAAACATCTGGTACAGCGTACTCATCAACTGTTACTATTACTTTGGTTGATGCTGGTTCTGGTTATGCGTTAACAGACGGTGTCAAAATTCTTGGTAGTGCGTTGGGTGGTACTAACGTAACTAATGACTTAACATTTGCTATTGCTACATTTGTTGCAACAACTGGTACTATCAAAAGTATTACAATCACAGAACAAGGTTCTGGTTATACAGCTGCACCAACATTGACATTGACAACTGGTACAAAAGGTACATTAACAACAACTGTTAACTTAACAGCGGCTAGCACCGCAGTTTCATCTACCACCAGTTCGGAACCCGGTATTGTTGCATATGCATTTGTTGGCGGTTCATTAGTTGCTGTTGATATTGTGAAACAAGTTCAAACTGACCGTTACAGAGTCAATGCTGCGTCAACTGGTTCAACATTAGCAACGTCAGTTTATGCTAAATTGAAAACAACAGCTGCAACTGGTTCATGGCCAAATGGTACCGGTGTTGAAATGAACATTGTTGCAAAAGACTCAGCTGGTGGAACATATTTGGTTAAAAAATTAACTGCACACAAAGCTGCTATCGTACCTGCTGCGATTACACGTTTAAGTTCATCTGCTGGAACAGAATTCCCATTGAACGCGGATGGTTCTGCTCAACAAATAGCTTGGTCATTTGATTCTGCTGTATTAAACACAAAAGTTCAAATCGAAAACGCTTAATTTACTGTTGGGGGACTGTCGTTCAGTCCCCCATTCTGAGGATAATACATGTCAAGAATATTAAAAATCAGCCAAAGTGATTACAGAATTCAAGTACAACCAGGTGGATCTATCGTCCTCGATACTGGTGAATTGAGTGGTAGCGTTTATATCACTGGTAACCTTGATGTACAAGGTAATATGACAACTATTGAATCTGTTAATACCACTATTAAAGACAACATTTTAGTGCTTAATAATGGTGAATCAAGTAACTTGGGGATAAGTCTTGGCACATCTGGTATTCAGATAGATAGAGGACCAACCGTTGATACCGCACAATTGGTATTTGACGAATCGGTTTCTCACTATAACCCAGCAACAAACACCACAATTGCTGGAACATATGTTTTACGAATGGTAAAACAAAGCGATAGTAGCACCACATTAGGTGGAATGCAATTAAATTCAATTGTGCTAGGAACCACGGATTTTGTATTTGATGTACATTCATCTAACAAGCTCGTTCGTATAGCAAATATTGCACCAGATGTCTACTCAAGCTATCTAATGAGTAATACTGGTGATTTGTTCGCCAATGCACTTACAACTAAAAAGTTTGTGGGTGATTATATTCAATCTGGTATCAATACGTCTGGTATGGCGGATGTCGATAAAATATATAAGAATGACATCTATGGGGTTTTAAAAACCTCAGTGCAAGCATATACCACAACTATAGATTTCCAAGTCGATACCCTAATAAAAATGAGAGTGTCAGGAACAGGTGTTACTGTTAATAATATGAATTTATATGGTGATACTATTACTAACACCTCACCAACAAATCCACTTATTTTAACCGCATCCAATAGTTTAGTTGAGGTTGATGCAGCACTGGCCTTACAAACACAAGTATCAGCGCCAGCCGCATCGTCTGGAAAAACAAAAATATTTCCGTTACCAACAATTGGTCCTGGTAGAAGTGGGATATATTTTAGAAATACAACGCTGCAAGATGAACTTGTTGCAAAAAATAGAGCATTGCTACTGAGCATGCTATTTTAAGGATAAAACATGGCTATTACTAACGCAACTTTAACTTCAACAACATCAGCAATTTATACAAGTACTGTTACCACAAGTACTATTGGTAACGCTATTACCACTATGATTTTTTGTAATACAACAGTATACGATAGCGCAAACCCAACAACTGGTCAATCTTTACTAACAGTCTATGCTGTTCCTTCTGGTGGTTCCGCCGGGAACTCAACTATGATTGTTAATAAATTACCGATTCCTGCCGGTGAAACTGTTACATTTGACCATGAGAAATTAGTTCTGGGCGATGGCGATAAAATATACGCATCGACAGATAGCTTATCAAATATTACAGCAACAATTAGTACATTGGCGGTTTAATCATGAGATATTTACGCAAACAAGTTTTAAATAGACGCGCCCCATACGACCAACGCTTACAAGTTGATATTAATGATAATGTATTAATGTCTAGCCCAGCTGCGGTTCAAGTACCTGCTGGTACAACTGTCCAACGTCCGATCACCGGTAATCGATATGGTACGAATGTATCATCAGACTTGTCTGGTATGATTCGGTACAATACAACCACTAGCCAACTAGAAGGTTATCAAGCTGGTAAATGGCGTTCATTTAAATTCAAAGAAGCCAGCCAAATCACACAACAGAATCTAGGTGCTGGTGATGGTACAACAGTATACTTTGGACCACTTAATGGAGTGTATGACCCATTAAATATTTCTAGTGATGTTACTAGTTTTGGCGGTCAAAACCTATTAGTAATTGTTGAAAATGTTATTCAAGTGTTTACAACTAACTATACAGTTGTACAGAATCCAACAATTGCCGCTGAAACCTATACTGGTAATCTTAGTGTTGCTGGTGCTAATGGTAATACCACCCTGTATTTTAATACGCATTTAAATGCAACTGGTGGTACAGCAAATGGTACAACCGTTACATTATCGTATGCCACCGCCACCGCAATACCATTTGCAGTTGGTTCGACTATTACTGTAACAGGATTCACACCATCTGGATATAATGGAACATATGTGGTTACAGCATCAAGTACAACAACAGTAAGTTATGCTAATACCACAACCGCTGGAACTGCATCGGTTGCTGGAAACATAAAAAGTGCTAATGCAATTTATCCAGCTGTAAACATCGTTGGCGCAACTATTACAGGAAATGGTTCATTTCAAGCAAGTACATTGATTAGTAGTTATACCACCGACCCAATCACGGATGCTTTAATTAGTGTAACGATCAACAAATCATTGACTGGTGTTGTTGCAACAACTCAAACTATTACTATAACTGAAAGTTCACAAACTGGTACTGGATATTACTTAATGTTTAGTTCGCCTGTGCCACTAGGTAAACCGGTTACTGTATTACACGGGTTTGACAAATAAGGAATATAAATGACAGGTAGAGTTAGTGGACCATTATTATCAGAAAATTTATTACGAAACGGTGAAAATTTAGCATTTGACACATCGTTACTTTTTTTAGATGTAATAAATGGGTACGTGGGTATTAGAACAGATATCCCAACCAGAACACTCAACATTAACTCTACTATTGTAACGACTAATTTATTAGTTGATACCCAAGCGGATTTTGCAAGTATCTCCATATTTGGAAATACAATTCAGAATACCACTGGTAGAATATACGTTACACCAAATCAGGCATCCAACCCGTTAGTTACTGTCCCAGAGTTGCAAACAGCAAATTTAAAAATTACTAGTAATAATATTTTAAACACTGTTCAAAATAATGATATCACCATATCAACGCTAGGAACTGGTAAACTCAACGTCAATACAACCAGTGTTCATATCAATAATAATATACGGGTTACCGGATTAGTTGATATTACACAAGATGCTGTAATACATGGTAATGTATACCTAGGCAATGATGTATTTGATATGGTTACTCTGGCTCAGAGTTTGACCCAAACAATAAAACCAAATGCAAATAGTTCATACACTCTTGGCCACTCAGGTACTGACCCACGATATTGGGATGTTGCATATGTAAAATTAGTTGATGTTGATGGCGTTACCCAGATATATAACAATACCATATCAACCCTTACCACCAATACTGATATAAGACTTGTTGCATCAGGTACTGGTAAAATAGTTGTGAAAACCACGGACGTTCAAGTTAACAAT